ATGGCGAATTTCTCTATCCTCACTGACTCGGCCTACCCTACGGTTCCTTCGCCTCCAAGTCAAGCGGTGTCGGCCGGGTTTGAAGGTGCTCTGACGACGCTTTTCCTCGTCGTTATCGGCTCTCTACTGTTCGTTGGCGTGTTCTACCTCGGCTGGGTTCTCTGCGTGAAGGACCTCGTCCTCACCTTCAAGGCCCGCCGCCAAAGGAGGACCGAGGAGATCGGTTTCGGGAACACTCCCGCGAGGGTTGATGCCAGGGGGGTCTAAGAGGGCCTCGTCCGGGAAAGATGGTTCGAGGCCGAAGCGTCGCAAGGGAGAGCCCGAGGCCGCCTTTAGGGCCCGCATATTGGGCTGGGCCTCTTCCCAGTTCGGGAGGAGGGTCTACGGTGGCGTTGGTTCGTCGCAGAGTGCTCCGCTGCAGGTGCGGACGTACAAGTGGGAGAATCCGGACAAGAGTGCCATTGCTATCGATACCGGCTCCATATGGATCGTCAATACGTTGGACGCTGGTAACGGGGATGACCAGAGACATACTCACAAGACTATTATCTACAAGATGCTGTTTCAGGGTACGATGTGGATTAATGATGCCACGTCGGCAGTCTGCGGGCCACTGACAGTTCATTTCTGGCTGGTGTATGATGCTGCGCCGAAGGGGGTTCTTCCTGCCCTTACTGACATATTCGAGGAGGGATTCTCTGGCCTGGGTTCAACCTGGGTCGTTAACCGGGACAACGTTCACCGGTTCGTGGTGAAGAGGAGGTGGCAGATGCGACTGATGACCAATGGGCAGAAGCCGTACTACACTAACCGCAGTGGGAACGGAGATCCCACCAGTGTCACGATACGGGACTTCAGGAAGTTCTTCACGAAGCTGCGTACTGCAACGGAGTGGAAGAACTCCGCAACAGGAGGGATAGGGGATATAAAGAAAGGGGCCCTATATCTTTGTGCCATGTGTTCGCAGGCACCTGAGGGGTCCGCTAGAGCTATTAACCTGGGGGTGAAGTTTAGGGGCCAGAGCCGCATATACTTCAAATGTACCGGAAATCAATGATAATAAAACATAATATTTTATTCAGATTCCATAGATCCGTTGTTACAAGGCAGTACAGTTTGTACGACGAAGCACAGTATAGCGACGGATGGAGCACTGTGCGTAGCGTCCGGAGGAGGTTGGTAGGGCGGTATTAGGGAAGAAGGGCAACATACAATACCATACACACATTATTACACACTAAGCACCCGAAGGGTGCTTGAAGAAACTATCCCCTTCATACATGTAATGTATCACGCAGTTGCTTTCGATGTACTTGGTCTGAGCCGGTGTACATTGACTCAGCCAGTCTTCGTCTTCATTTACCAGGATGATGGAGGGGATCCCACCACTTATTACCTTCCGCTTGCCGTACTTAGGATTTACGGTGTAGTCACGGTGACATCCGATTAGCTGCTTCCAATTAGGGCAGTACTTGAACGGGATGTCGTCTATAACATTGTATTGTGCGGTGGGGTCATAAGTGGTGAAGTCCACCAGTCCGTTCCAATAGTTGTGCTTCCCGAGGCTTCTTGCCCAGGTTGTCTTTCCTGTTCGGGTTGGTCCGCATACATATAGGGAGGTATATCTTCTGGCGGTTGTTGGAGCATCCTGGATGTCAAATCATGGACGTGCTGTAGATATTCGGCAGTAGTTACATCAAGATAATCCATGTTTTGACGTGTTTGTGTGTATACTTCTTCACATACCGTGTATGTCTTTATGTTCTCTGTGGCCCACTGACTCAGCTGTTCGCTGCAACGTAGCTGATCAGTGGGGACAGAGCTTGCGTATGGAGTTACGGTGGTGGGGAAGAGCTTCTCTGCGCTGTACTCGAACTGGGCCAGCCTAGTTGCCCAGTCGAAGGGGAATGTCTGGCGTACCATAGAGAGGTACTCTGTTTTCGAGGTGGACGAGGAGATGATTTTCCTCATCTTGGTGTCCTTGGTGTCAGATCCAGGGGCCCTCCTCTTGAGGGTCTTCTTGCTGAACGGTTTGGCGTTGTAGAATTCGCCCCATTCTGCAATACTGACGGTTCCCGGCTTGGTGATGTAGTCTCTGACCTGCTTGCAGTTCTGAGCAGGCTGACAGTTAGGATGATAAGACTGATAGTCAAAAAACCTAGAGTCTTTGGTCTCCAGGCGGTTAGATAGCTGTAAAAGGGTGTGTAGGTGAAAGGATCCATCTTTGTGACTCTCACGAGTAACAAGTATGTAGATAGGTACACGACTGTGGAGCAGAGTAAGAAGATAGTGAAGGAGTTCCCAAGGATCAACAGGACACTTAGGATAGGTGAGGAAGAAGTACTTGGTCCGTACGCTGAATTGGTGGGAAGTGGAGGGATCGGCCATGAGTGAAGCGGAGCCGTTGGATTTGGCTGAAGGGGACGTGCGGGAGAATCCCGGTTGTCCAAAGGCTGCTTTTCCCACAAATCTATACCCTAGACCAGTGCGATGTGGGAAGTGCCTTAGGTGGGAACCTTGGGCCGGCTATTTATATGGGTGTCAAAGTGGCTGTAGTTGGGCCTTGGCCCACTCCAGCCGGGGGCCGGAAAGCGAAATCGCACTGATATAATGTTACCAGTGCGATTTCTCTTTCCGAGCGCGATAGCGCGAGGCGCCGGGTTTCCGCGTACCTTCTTACGCTGGGCCGCCTTTATGTGTGATGGGACGTAGGGGGGATTCCCATTAATTTATTAGTGCGCTCCATGACATCGGGGG